ACTTGCAACAATGGGCAGAACATAAATGTACCGAAACCCCAAACTCTTAGTAGCTTGCCGCCAGCTGCCGTGCCAACTCTGCGAAATTGAGGACGGTACGGTTGTTGCGGCCCACTCAAACCAGTTAGCGGATGGTAAGGGCAAAGGCATCAAAGCGTCGGATTACAGGGTAGCGGCACTATGTTTTAGTTGCCACATGGATCTCGATCAAGGCAATAAACTTAGCAAAGAGCAACGCAGGGAGTTTTGGGAAATGGCGCACCGACGCACGATTGGCGAGTTATTTGAACGCAATTTGATTAAATGTTAGCTACGCTGCAACTTCCCTTGCCACCGTCAGTAAACGCTTACTGGCGCAATTTCCACGGAAGAACAATACTAAGCAAATCCGCAAGGGACTATAAAGCAACCGTTCAGGAATACGTCACAATTAACCAAACCCCTAATTTTGGGGATGCCAGACTGCAAGCCATTATCACCATATTCCCTAAAGACCGGCGCAAGCAAGATTTGGATAACAGACTTAAAAGTTTGCTAGACAGTTTAGGCAACGCAGGCGTGTTTGACGATGACAGCCAGTTTGACAAAATAGAAATTGCTAGGGGGGTGATTAAATTGGGCGGCGGTTGTACAATTGTGATAGCCACCCTATGAGGTCACTATGGACTATCCTGCCGTTTTCGTTGCAACATTGTTCCACAGCGGGACAAATGCACACTTTATGCACTTGCAGACAGACAGCTACGCTAAACACGTTGCGCTGAACGAATACTACGACACCATTATTGAGTTGGGCGATAAGTGGGCAGAGGCGTATCAAGGCAGCTATTCAATCATCAAGTCGTACCCAAAAGACTTCCACCTAGCCACCGATCCCGTCAAATACATCACAGGCGTAAAAGCGTTTGTAAAAGACATTCGTGACGAGTTGCCAAAAGACTCAGAACTTCAAAACATTGTGGACGAGATTGCCGATTTGATTGACAGTACCTTGTACAAACTCAAATCTTTTAAATAAAGGAATGTCATGGATGCTCAAAAATTAGCTCAATTGTTGCAAATGGAACAAAATCGGCAAGCAGAACACGCAAAATATTTACAAAATTTGCCAAATGTTCAGTCTGATTACAAACCAAATTATCAAAATATGCCTTTGCCAGCAGATTATCAACCAAACTATCAATATGCTCAGGGTGGCATGACGGATAAAGACCGTCAATTTGCACAAGAACAAATGAATCAACCAATGCAAGACCGAGGTATAGGGATGCCAGTTCCAATGCCATCAGCACCATCTAATGGTTTAGGTTCTGTGCCAATGGGTCAATTTATGCCGCAACAAGGCGCTATGGGCGGTCAACCTGTGCCAATGCCATCGGTTGGCGGCATGGGGCCACTTAGCGCACAGGAAATGGAATATATACGCTCACTAAGCAGATAAGGACATTTAAATGACAGCGGCTTGGCAACGCAAAGAGGGACAAAACCCTGCTGGCGGTTTAAATGCCAAAGGCAGAGCGAGTGCCAAAGCAGAAGGCATGAACCTGAAGCCACCAGTCAAGTCAGGTGATAACCCACGCAGAGCCAGTTTTCTTGCACGAATGGGCAATATGCCAGGGCCGATGGAAAAAGACGGGAAACCGACTAGATTGGCGTTAGCCTTAAAAGCCTGGGGCGCAAATAGTAAGGAAGATGCCCGATCAAAGGCTAAGAATATCAGCAAACGCAATAAGTAGGCTAAACTATTCATACTTAAACTACCACAATTGGGTAAGTAATGAAGATTGAACAAGTCGCAGTCACGGCGTTAATACCTTACGCTAAGAACAGTAGAACGCACGATGACGCACAAGTTGCCCAGATAGCGGCGAGCATTAAAGAGTTTGGCTGGACTAACCCAATCCTAGTAGACGGAGAACGGGGCATCATTGCAGGCCACGGCAGGCTTATGGCGGCTCGAAAGCTAGGCATGACAGAAGTACCGGTCATTGAGCTAAAAGACCTAACACCCACGCAAAAGAAAGCCTACATCATTGCCGACAACCGATTAGCGTTGAACGCAGGATGGGATGACCAGTTGTTAACCATTGAGCTAAACGAGTTGCTTGCAGACAAGTTTAGCTTAGACTTGCTAGGATTTAACGCAGATGAGCTTAATGCGCTGCTAAACCCTGTTGAGATAAACGAGGGACTAACAGATGAAGATGAAGTGCCTGAACCGCCACCAGAGCCAATCACTAAGTTAGGTGACGTTTGGATATTGGGCAACCACAGGCTTATGTGCGGGGATAGCACTAGCATTGATGCTGTGGATAAGTTGATGGATGGTAAGCACGCAAATATGTTGCACACCGATCCACCTTACGGTGTTGATTACGAAGGTGTACCAAACGATCATTTGAAGGACACACAATTAGAGCAATTTTTAATTGATGCATTAACTTGTGCTTATGCTGTTTTGCACGATGGCAGCAACGTATATGTTTGGCACGCAGACATTACGGCTTTTGAGTTTATTAGTGCTTTTAGAAAATCAGGTTTTAAACAAGCTAGGCCATCAACAATTCAATGGGTTAAACCAAGTTTGACAATGTCACAGGGCGATTATCATTTGCAAAATGAACCTTGTTTATATGGCTGGAAAGAAGGCTCGGGTAGAGTTAGAGTCAAGGACAGAAAGCAAACAACCATATGGAATTGTGATCGATCCAAAGAGTCTAAGGTTCATCCAACAATGAAACCCGTTGAACTTTGCCAAAGGGCAATTGAAAATAGTAGTGTTCCAAATTGTATAGTTTTGGACTTATTTGGTGGTAGTGGTTCAACTCTAATTGCTTGCGAAAAGACAGGTCGGAACTCTAGGCTAATGGAGCTTGACCCCAAATATTGCGACGTAATCGTTAAGCGTTGGGAAAACTTCACAGGCAAGACCGCAGTTTTATCGGAGTTATAAGCAAATGGCTGAAAAAGGAAGGCCACCGCATAAGCCTACGCAGGCAGACAGGGATACCGCAAAGCGTTTATCGGCGCTAGGTTGCCCACATGAGGATATTGCCATTCGCCTGAAAATATCATCTGATACGCTGGTCAAGTATTACCAAGTTGAGTTAGACGAGGGCAGAATTGACGCTAACTCAGCCATTGCGGGTACGTTGTTTCAGCAAGCCAAGAACGGTAATACTCAAGCTGCTATCTTTTGGCTAAAGACACGAGCTAGATGGAAAGAAACAGACCGCCATGAGATTGCAGGCGCAGATGGTCGTGACTTGGTGGTTAGATGGGCAGAGAACTAATACTGCCTTATGCCCCTCGACAGGCATTTAAATCATTTCATAACCGCACCGAGCGTTGGGCTTGTCTTGTCGCACACCGTCGAGCAGGCAAGACTGTCGCAGCAATCAACGACATTATAAGGGCGGCACTTATGTGCAAAAGCCCAAATCCCTTATTTGCGTACATTGCACCATTCCGCAGCCAGGCTAAGTCCGTGGCTTGGGATTACCTCAAACATTTTGCCCAGCCCGTTTTAACTACAAGTAACGAGGCAGAGCTAACCATTGAGCTTGTTACAGGTGGCAAGATACGCTTATTTGGCGCTGACAATGCAGATGCAATGCGTGGTCTAGGCTTTGATGGCGTGTTCATGGATGAGTACGGTGACTTCAGACCGAGCGTTTGGGGTAACGTCATTCGCCCGACCTTATCTGACAAACAGGGTTGGGCTGTGTTCGCCGGTACGCCCAAAGGAAAGAACCAGTTTTGGCAGATATTTGAAACAGCCAAGAAAACGCCTGATGAATGGTTTCACCTTGTGCTAAAGGCTAGTGAGTCTGGCTTGCTACCTGACACAGAGTTACGGGCAGCAGCCGCACAAATCAGCGATGACCAGTTTTTACAAGAGTACGAGTGTTCGTTTGAGGCGGCAATCCTTGGTGCTTTCTATGGCGAGGATATACGCAAGATCACAGATGCCGGTCAAATCAGGCGTGTTGATTACGATCCGCACCTACCTACGCACACGGCTTGGGACTTGGGTTATCGTGATGACACGGCAATTTGGTGGTATCAAGTGATACGCAACGAAATTCATGTAATAGATTATTTTGCAATATCTGGTGCAAATATTGCAGAAATAGCTAAAATAGTCGTAGAAAAGCCGTATAAATACGGAAAACATTACTTACCGCACGATGCAAGGGCTAAAACATTAGCAGCAGCGGGTAAGTCAGTTATCGAGCAATTAAGTGAGTATCTAGGCATCAACAACATGGCTATTGTGCCTGACTTGTCGGTGCAAGACGGGATTCAAGCGGTGCGTCAAATGTTGCCGCAATGTTGGTTTGATGCTGAACGAACACACGATGGGTTAGAGGCACTAAGGCAATATCAGCGGGAATACGACGAGGACAAAAAGGCATTTAGGCAAACGCCCAGACATGATTGGACAAGTCACCCAGCAGATGCGTTCAGGATGTTGGCAATTGCTTGGAGATTAGAACCAAAGGTTAAAGCACCAGACGTTGAGAAACCGCTGATGGTTGGGCCTGAAAACACAGTTACATTGAATGATATGTGGGCAACCCACACAACCGTTAGGAGTAGAAGATTATGAGTGGCGTAGCAAATCCCTATCGTTATCAGTACGAACATATTGCCGCAAGTGCATCAGCGCAGGTTTTAGGCGGCACAGGCGCAATTGGTGATTATATTCATCGATTAGTTTGTACAGTTACCACAGCATTGACTTCAACGGTTCAAATCGTTGACGGTACAGGCGCAGGTATTTTGACGCATACTGTGTTGCCAGCTGCGGTTGGCGGCGGTATCGGTGTGTATAACATCGAACTAAATGCAGTATCTGCAAACGGCGCTTGGAAGATTACAACTGGCGCAGGCGTTGAAGTTATGGCGGTAGGTATCTTTACGCAATGATCGTAGCAAGTGTATTGCGTTCAGGCGGGGATTTTGAACCGAAGCACGTTTATGCGCTGCAAAAGATGTGCGCTAAGTATCTGCCTCCGCATGAGTTTGTTTGTTTGTCTGATGTTGATTTAGAGTGCAAAACCATCCCTTTGCTGCATGATTGGGTTGGTTGGTGGGCAAAGATGGAGTTGTTTCGGCTACCAAGTGCGTTGTATTTTGACTTAGACACGGTGCTGACTGGTGACTGTACGGCAATGATTGAGGCGGCAAAGCAGCACGATTTTGTGATTATGCGTGACGTTTATCGGGGTCAGTACAACCCGAAAGCTATGCAAAGCAGCATGATGTATTGGTCGAAACCTGTTGATTTGTATAACAAGTTTGCTGAATTACAAATGTACGCAGCCGGTGGCGATCAGAGCTATATCGAACACCACATGAAAGACAAAGTGACGTACTGGCAGGATATTGCAAATGGAATTGTGAGTTTTAAGGCTGATGTGCTGCCCAAAGGGTTAGACGATGCCAAGGTGGTGATATTCCACGGCAAACCCCGTCCGTGGGAACAAACAAGGATACTGTATGAAATTGGTTGAAGGCTGGCAAGTACCTGACTTAGACGAGTGCTGCATTAACGCACTATTGGTTGAGCTACCAGACTTGAATGTAAGCTATACCCACATGAACCAGTTTCGCACAGTCATTCAAGCCGGTGGCAATATTGGCGTATATCCAGCAACAATGGCAAAGCAATTTGAACGTGTTATCACAGTCGAGCCTGACAGCCTTAACTACTCTGCTTTGTTGCTAAATACCAAAGGCATTAAAAACATTGAACACGCTCAAGCTGCGTTTGGTGACAAAGAAGGCACAGCGTCCGTCGATCACGTTTACCCTGAGAACATAGGGGCGCATCAACTAAAATCCGGTAATGATGTGCGAGTGATACCAATTGATTACTTTGAAGTGCATGACTGCGACTTCATCCAGTTAGATATTGAAGGTTACGAGCATTTGGCTTTGCTTGGTGCTGAGAAAACCATTAAAAAGACGTATCCGATTATCACTCTTGAGCTAAAAGGCTTGGGCAGTCGCTATGGATACACCGACGAGGACACAATCGGATTGCTCCAAGATTGGGGCTACGAGATTGTCGGGCGGGTAAACCGTGACGTAATTTTTGCGAGAAACTAAGATGGAAGCATTGACCGGCGTTCAAAAGTGGCTGAATACGATCAGCCAATACGACAATGAATTCAAAAAGTGGGAAGGTCGCACCACTAAGATCGTTAAGCGTTATCGTGATGACAACCGCAATCAAAACACTAACGAAACCGCTAAATTTAACATTTTGTGGTCTAACGTACAGACGTTGATCCCTGCCGTATACGCTCGATTGCCAAAGGCAGACGTTGCTAGACGATTTGGCGATAATGATCCAGTTGCTCGTGTTGCCAGCCAGTTGATTGAACGTGCCTTGGACTTTGAGATTGAGCATTACACCGATTTCAGATCGACCATGAAACACGCAGTTGAGGATAGGTTTTTGGGTGGTCGAGGCGTGGCATGGGTACGCTACGAGCCGCACGTTCGGGCGCAAGATGAACCTGAAGATGGCTATCAAGTAACTGAGGACGTTGACGAACCGGACGAGCGTGGCGGTCAACAGGTCAAGACTGCGATGCCTGGCGTTGATGGCGCTATGGGCGAGGAAGCCGAACCCCAAGAGGAAATCGAGTACGAGTGTGCGCCTACCGACTATGTACATTGGAAAGACTTTGGTCATTCAGTTGCCCGTACATGGGAAGAAGTCACAAGCGTTTGGCGTTGGGTATACATGACAAAAGAAAGCCTTGCTGAACGATTTGGCGAGGAAATGGCTAAAAAGATACCTTTGGATGCAGGGCCGGAAACAAATAAACAGTATTCAACCCAATCAAAAGATTTCACACGAGCCAAGATTTGCGAGATTTGGGACAAAGAAAGCGGCAAGGTGTACTGGATTAGCAAAAGTTGCCCAGACATATTAGACGAGCGTGATGATCCGCTAGAGCTTGAGAACTTCTTTCCGTGCGCCAAACCTTTGTACGCCACGATGACGAGCGACACGCTTGTTCCCGTTCCTGACTTTGTTCTTTATCAAGATCAAGCGACAGAACTAGACATACTGACTGATCGCATCGACGGGTTAGTTAAGGCATTGCGTGTTCGTGGGGTCTATGACGCATCACAACCTACCTTGCAACGTCTTTTGACTGAAGGCGATAACAATACACTTATTCCTGTTGATAAGTGGATGGCGTTCTCTGAGAAAGGCGGCTTAAAAGGGTCAATTGACTTGCTGCCGTTGGATACTCTTTCAAATGCTCTGTTGCAATGCTATAGGGCAAGAGATGAAATCAAAAACCAAATCTATGAAATCACAGGTATTAGTGACATTGTTCGGGGACAGACAGCAGCTAGTGAAACCGCTACGGCACAACAGATTAAGGGTCAGTATGCAGGACTGCGCTTGCGCTCAATGCAAGAAGATGTTGCCCTGTTTGCGAGTGAATTATTCCAGTTAAAAGCACAAGTTATTTGCACTAAGTTTCAGCCCACAACGATCCTTATGTACGCTGCCGCACAAAGTATGCAACCGGCAGATCAGGCGCTGATTCCGCAGGCGTTACAGTTAATCCAAGATAAACCTCTACGTTCGTTCCGTATCCAAGTGGATTCAGATAGTTTGGTTCAGATTGACGAAAATCAGAACAAACGTGAGCGAGTTGAATTCTTGCAAGCAATGGGTGGGTTTTTGACGCAAGCGTTGCCAATGGGTCAACAAGCGCCAGAGTTAGTGCCTATGCTGATCGAACTGGTTAAGTTTGGCGTTGGAGCATACAAGAAAGCCGCACCGATTGAGGGTACGATTGACCAAGCCATGCAAGAGTTGCAGATGAAACAGCAGCAAATGGCGCAGCAGCCACCACCACCAAATCCTGAAGTGGTCAAGATGCAAGCCGAACAGCAGTTTGAGCAAATGAAGATGCAAGCTCAAGCCCAAAGCGAGCAGATGAAGATGCAGGCTACAGCGCAGGCTGAACAACTACGGGCGCAAGCCGATATTCAGGTAGCTCAAGCCAAGGCGCAGGCAGACGTTCAAATGCACCAAATGAAACTGCAAGCAGATGCCCAACTTGAGGCGCAAAAACAACAGTATATGCAAGCGATGGAACAAGCCAAGTTGCAAGCCGCTGAACAATTGGAAAAGTGGAAAACTGAGCTTGAGTCTGCAACTAAGATTATGGTGGCTAGGATTGGGGCGAACCCAGGCTTAGATTTGCCGTTAATGGAGGCTCAAGAGGCTGCAAGCACCAAGATTGCCGCAGAACTAGGTGACAATGTGACGCAAGCCATGAACCGAATGATCCAAATGCACGACAGCATGAGCAATATGCACAACACGGCAATGGATAAAATCAACGGCGTGATGACTGTTATTGCAGCGCCTAAGAAGATTATCCGTGGCGCAGATGGGAGAGCCGCTGGGGTTGAGCTTGCATGAACGGTTACTGGGACACCGGAACGTGGGGCGATGCCACATGGGACTATGTGCCTGTCATCGTCGAGATGGATATGCACGATGGCGGTAAACGCA